AGCGATAGTGTCTGCGTATGAAGAATATGTGGATGATTATCGCGACGAGGTATTCAGAGATATGAGAAAGCTTGGTATCGAAGAAGCAGTGATCAGAAGACTCGCGATTACTGATCTTACCCCTGTTCATGATGATCAGGGGCTATTAGAAGTATGAGTAAAGACATGAGCTGGTCTACCGGGAAACTGGTGCCAGAAGAAGAAACTGAAGAATATAAAGCTAAACTTCAGCGAGAAAAAACTGAGAATGAAGTAGAGCCAATCGCTCTGCTGGAAGACGGGTCTCAAACTAGAGGTCCAGTATCAATAGTAGAAATGCTACAGAAGCATGGAGAAAAACTAACCCTTGATGAGCCCAGTGTTGGGCCATCCTCCTAAGTAATCGTCGTTACCTCCACCACCTATGCCGAGGTTACGACGCATAGTGTACTCCAACTGTTTATCGTGCATAATAGGATGCTTCATATACAAGCGTGCAATCACGTATGCAAAGTTTAAAGCGTGGAGTGTATCGTCTGCTTTAGCCCCATGACGGCGATAAAGGAAGCCAGTCTTCCCAGCGGCCGTTTCTGCGGGGATACGATACATGTTAAGAATGTCCATGAGCAGGTCTTTAGCCTCGCCCCATGGGAAGCAAAGAATTTCCTTCTCTCGAATAGCACGGAAGAGCTCAGTTATGGATTCGGTCCTGTTGAGTGTCCAGTGATTGAAGAGAGCGGAGTTAGTGGGCTTGGATACCGGAGAGGTATCTGGACCTGTGTACTGAAAGATAAGGTGCTTCTCGACTGCCACATTGCCCGATTCGCGAATGAGCATGTTGTAAGCACCACCTACACCAAAGTCAGCTCCAAGAGCTTGACCACAATATGCTTTGTGGTCTTCTAAGATATGGTGGGAAATAGTGCGGTAGTCCATACCGCTGTACTGACGCATATGCAGGATATGGATCTTCCAGTCCTGCGTGATGCCGATGATGACATGCACGGTGTACGACACCTTAGTCTTGTCAGCCGGGTTATAGTCGGAACCACCCCAGTCACAACCGCTAACGATGTGCCGGTAGGCATGCGCTTTGGCTTTCTTCATGAGAGTCTCAGGCATCTCAGGCAACACACATATGTCCTTGAGGTCTTGCAGGGTAATCTCTCGCGAGCCCTCCTCAGTTGGGATACCAAGAACCTCCTGTAGGAATTTCTTGTGATCGTACTTCTTGAAGACCCGGTAAATCTCGCGCCACTTAACAATGTCGTGGGCGTAATCGGGGATGGCTATTTGTGGGATATGGAATCCTATTTGGTTTTCGTACATCATTCGCTCGTTAGCGTGGACGAAGGTGCCTTGGGTTACATCCAGTAACCGACCAGAGTAAGGTCAGGTTGGTCCTTCAGGTTTAATGACTTTGAGGATCTCTTCCTCATCGCCACAGTTAATCCAGTGCTTTCCGTCTGGGCTTTTGATATGCCACATCCCCATGCTGGACTCTTGGAACCTGCACTCGAGCGGAGACTCGATTGTGGTACTCGTGCCAGCGTATACGGTGGAGGGCATAGAAGACGCCTTCTGAGTCTGTTCAATGTCAGGCTCAAGGTCAGGGTCCAGCAACTGGTACTCATCGTAGAGTAACTCATCAGCAGTTTTAGAACGCGCTTCAGCAGAGTCGGTCAAACACTTAACCAGTGTGATCGTACTGCCGTTGTCCTGTTCTTTGTACTTCAGGTTACTCCGCAAATCAGGGTTGGTACGCTGGAATCTAAATTCCCGCTCCATGTCCTTGAGACGGTTAGCATACGTGGTTAAGAATTCTTGGTGAGGAGTGATATACAAGCTCTTATATTTCTTGACGATGTGGGCGTTAATAAGCTGCCTGCATGCGATAGAAGTGGACTTACCAATCTGGCGAGAGGCCCGGAAAACAATGAATCCCCCTATCTGGAAATAGAAGATCGCAAAAGCATATGGTCGATCTTGTAGCGACAGTGGTGTAGGGTTTGGTTCACCAAATCTATCCTGAGGATGGAATTTGGGAAAGAAGTAAGGAATGAGGAATCCGGGGTTGTGATGGCAGAGTCGATAGATCTCTACGGTGAGATTTTTGATCTTGTCTTCCGCAGCAGGAGAGCCGATCTTTTCAAGACGAGCAATCTCATTTACGAGCGTATCCAGCTTATGCCGGAAGCGCCCATTAGTCCTTGCTTCCCAGTTAATATCAATATACATAATAATATGGCAGACTCCCATTCACCCGCGAAGTACCTTGATACTCGCAGTCCCAATCAATTTCGACCACCTCGTTTAAGACATGTTAAGTGGTTCAAAGATATGATAGGTATGGGAGATAGTCAAACTACTGAAGATGACAACGAAGAAGAGTTCGAAGAAGGAAGAACAGTCAGCGCCGACGATCTCACCGGCCGTTTTGACCCCTGAGATGCTTGAAGCGCAATTAGCGTTTCTAGAAGAACACGATTTGTCCCTATGCTTTGATTTACGCCTCCTTGATAAGGATGGTGAGGTATTTCAGATCAAAGGACAGAACTCATTCCCCCATGCTATGCGGGAAGAGAGCAAGCCCGTGATCCCCAAGCAATTTCAAGATGTAATCCAGAATAGCCTGCTGCAGCCATTGTTGCAGAGGTTTAATTCACACATACAAGAGAATGTAATAAACCAGCTGCCACCTCCCCCACACGGGAGTATGTTAGACGGCGAGCCTTCAACTGGGCTCCTGCTGGAGAATGCGACAGAAGAAGATGCTAGAGAAGATTCACAGCCAGATTCGAGCGTCCTGCCCGAATGAAAAGGCTCATGATTTCATAATTTACACAGACGGCTCTGGTTACACAGACGGATATGGAGGTGCTTCCAGTTTAATGGTGAGCAAAAAGTACGGTCTACGAGAGACCCGGCTTATCTCCTATTCCCACGTAACCACAGATCGAGCTGAATTCGAAGCGTTACTCTCAGGGCTACAGAGCATTGTTGAGAGTATGGGGTGGTCCAAGGTCTCCAAAGTAAAGGAGCTGATGGAACTGCCAGTTAAACCCTCCGTGTGTTGGTACACCGATCGAGAGTCATTAGCACTAGCGATCTGGAGAGACGAAAACGGAGAAACGATTTACAAGAGGAAAACATCAGGAGACCTGTGGGCTAGGTTTGAGTTTTACGAGCAGATATTTGATATCTCTCCCTTCTGTATTGAGAGAAATAGTACCGAGGAGCACGCCTACGTGGACAAGCTAGCAAGCGAGTCTAGGCTCATCGTAAAAGAATATTTTGAAATACTGAAAATAGACAATTAATGGGAGACTTATATGCTCACACAGCAGACTGGCATCTACGGGACAGCCAGTTTGCCTCACCTAATAGGGGAGATGATTTCACGAATGCCGCTTTCACCGTAATTGACGTATGCATGGGCTACGGTGTGAAAGCTATCTTCAACAGTGGAGACATTCTGAACAACCGACGACCCAGTTCCCGGAATATACAGGATCTTACCGAGATCGATAAGCGACTGAGATCTGCAGGCATACCAATGTTTGTGATCAGTGGTAATCATGATTTAGCTCGGCCAAGTTGGATATCTATATTGGATGAAGAGACAAGGCAGGATTCTAGTAAGAAGACTAGCGGTATTATCAATGCCGATAACAAGACGCTACCCATAGGGGACACAGGGATGACTGTGTATGGGCTACCGAGTGTAGGAGCGAGAGCGTTCCGCCAAGTGGGATGGCCAGATGCTGACATACTGCTATCGCATGAGCTTGTAAAAGAGTTCTGTGCGTTCCCTGCAGATAAGGATGCGCTGTCTATCGCAGACTACCCCACAGATAAGTACAAAGCTATCCTGCTGGGAGACATTCACACCTGCAAGTATAAAATAGTGGATGAGTGTCTCATAGGCTATCCGGACTCCATAGAGTTATGCTCGCGTGTGGAATCCACGGAGAAGTCTGTGACTATGCTGGAGATAGAGAAGAAGGTTATCACCAATGTGGATAGTCTGAAGCACATATCGATACCCACACGTATGTCGTTGGTTTATCGCATACACAGCGAAGAGGAGGCAGAGATTGCCCTCGCGGACCTGAAGTCATACGTAGACCAAGACCCTATAGTATTGATCAAGTATGATCGTCGAATGCACTCTATCCCTGCTATGTTCAGGACTGTCTTGGTAGGTAGTAAAGCTCTACTGAGATGTGCAGCGTTCGCAGATATAAATGCGGCGCATATATTGGGAGTGGGAGGAGAGAACGAGGAGCTCTTGCGGTTGAAGAAACCACAGGACTTCGTAGCGGACTACATCCCTGCCAATACTAAGTTGTATTCTGTAGCCCTGACATTATGTGATCCAGAACAGGATCACAGGCGTGTGGTAACAGACTACGTAATGGAAGAAATGAAAGAAGAGAATGCGGATTCAACATTTAAAAATCCAGGACTTTGGACTGCATAAGTTACTGGATATAGACATGGATGTTCCCGTCGTTGGTTTGATGGGAATAAATGGATCTGGTAAGTCTACCATACTTGAAGCAATCAAATTTGCCTTCACGGGTATATTACCAGATAAGAATGAAACCTACGTGCGTAACTGGTTCCTAGAGGACGGGCCGGATGTAGATAAGCCTAAGAATGCCAAGGTATATCTGAAGTTCATAAAGGACGGGAAGGTAGGCCAGATCTTCAGGCAGATAGGTACCAATCCTAGACGGTTCCTGAAGTGGGAAGGTGAGGAGATCACCAAGGTAGCTGACATAGAAGAGAAGCTGAAGGAGATCTTCGATGCTGATAAGGAGGCTAGAGCAAATGCTATATTCCCTCCACAGGGCTCACTGGATAAACTCCTATTCGGTACACCCGGAGAAAGACTGGAGCTATTCACCAAGCTACTCCTCGTGGGTTTCATGAATAAAGTATGCGATGCTGCAGACCAGCAGTCACGCATACTACTAAGTCAAGTGCAGGACTATACTACGCTCCTCACGGAACTGAAGGGACAGCACACTGAAGCCGAAGAGAACTTAGGTGAGCTGGAGACCAAGCTACAGGCAGAGCATGATTGGAATGAAGACCAAGTATTATTCGCTAAGTACCGAGAGGCAGTGGAGGATTTCCAAGTATCACAGAATAGGAAGAAAGAATTAAAGCACCAGATAGAAGTAGCGGAGCAAGAAGTAAACATGACTGTCACCGAGATAGGGACAGTACTGGGAATAGAGCACGCGACAATCAACACAGCGCTGGAAGCAGTTCAACAGTTGGAGACTGACATCGACACATTGTCCAGAGAAGTGACTGACCTAGGTAGGATAAAAGCAAGGAAGCAAGCAAAGGAAGAGTGCGACGAGCACAGGGAGAAGTTACTGGAGAAGATAGCAGAGTTAGATGAGTACCTAGAAGGAACAGCAGATCATAGTGGCGAGATAGATGCACTACGAGAAGACCTCAGGATACAACAGCACAGGCAGCAATTAACAGACGACATCTCAGGCGTGTATGCAGCTAGATTGGAATCCTTGCAAAAGGAGCTGGAAGAGATACCACCTCCACCAGCAGACGAGGAAATAAAAAAGGCACAACTCGCAGCAGATGAAGCTCAGGCAGCATACATGTTGGTGCATGGTAAGGAGCTAGCTCTAGAGAGCCTTATAAACTCCGGGAATAGTGAAGATGGAAATTGTCCGCTATGTGGGCAGAGTGCACATCAAGATCCTACGGACTGGATAATCCAGATGAAGCAGGCCAAGGCGGAAGCAAGGGAACTGAAGGAGAAGTCCTTCTCAGCCACCTCCGCTAAGAATGTTTTGATCGGCAAGAGCAACTCCACTAATACCCGGATAGAAGGTTTACAGCAGAGTATTAAACTGGAGCAGGAGAATATCATTCAGTTGAGTAAGGAGCTCAGGAACATTCCCGTACACAGTATAGGAGATTTGGAAGCAACGATAGAGAGCTTGCAACAGGCAGGAAAGAGCGCAGATGAAGCCCACCTGCAGAAGGCTAGTTTAGCTCGTGAGATACAATCCTTGGAGTTAGGGCTAGGTCCCATCACTGAAGAGGATGCAGAGGCCATGGCTCAGTGGAGCGATGCCACATGGGAATTCAAGAATAATGAATTGCAGTATGCGCTCGAGAAGAGGCAGGAGATCAGGCTGAAGAACTCTGACGATAAGATCATAGATTTGGTCAAAGCTACAGCGCAGTCCATAGAGACCAGCGAGACAGAGCTGCAGGTGCATCAGCAATATCAGCAATCGATGAAGGAGGCTATTCAGGTGCATGCTATGGGTCTACCCGAGACTACCTTGAAAGTCATTGATAAGCACAGCAGTAATTACGACCAGATAGAGAGGGAATTAAAAGAGAATGCGACTGAGTATAACAGCCTACAAGGACAAGTGGATCAAGCTGAGAAACAGGCCGATGGAGTGCAGAAAAGATTGGATGAGATCGAACAACACATCGAGCAGGATAAATTGAGACAACGAGTAGTTTCAGATCTGAAGAATCTGAAGGAGGCATTCAACAAGAAAGGAATCCCACAGGCGTACTTACAATACGTGTTTGAGAACCTTACCCCTATCGCGCAGGATAACCTGAATACCCTAGGTGCGGACTTCGTGATAGAGCCCAACCCTGATTCCCCGGTTACCATACAGTTCATGAAACTGACGGATGAGGAGAGTGGGTGGATGCCCCAGACCAAGCTGTCAGGGGGCCAGAAGGTACGCGTGAGCATAGCTTACTTGTTAGCCATACAGCAGCTGGTGATACCGGATATCGCTTTTCTGGTGCTGGATGAGCCCAGCACACACATAGATGATGACGGTGTAGAGGCTATGAAAGAATTGTTTTCCACCCTAGGAGAACAGTTGCAGCATACCGAAGCACAGATTATCGTATGTGACCATAAACCAGAATTGCAAAGTTCATTTCAAGAAACTATTAACTTAAGATAAGTATATGACTTACCGGGAACAGCTACTTGTGGCCAACTTTATCAAAGAGGCGGCAGCAGGAGATCAGACACTGAAATTTTTAAATCACCTCAGACGCCAAGGTATTGGTGGAGGGTTTTTCCAACGTGGAGCACTCTTTAGGAGAGACCCCACCAAGAAACTGGAGAAGCTGACGCAAAAAACTCGAGACACGAAGAGCGTACTTGAACCTTTTTGGAGGGGAAGATATGAGAGTCTTACTTCAAGAGGCACGACGCCTATGAAGGATGTTTTTCAACGCGGAGTACGTAATGTCGGTCCCGGCAAGGAACCCGGTGGAGGAGCTAATCCTTATCAGAATCCGTTCACAATGATGCGTGAGCTGTTTGGAGCTAAGGTAACTGGTATGGGTCTTACCCGAGATCGGAACAGGCTTGCTAAGCACCTCAAGACGATGCGTGGTCAGAATTTGCAAAGGAATATACCTCGGTCTAAGACACCTCCATCCAGACCAGCATACAATCGTAATCCGAAAGAGTATCCTGTAATGGATAGGCGGCTGAACCCTCCTAAGAAAAAGCAGCCTAAGAAGAAACAATCGCAGGGTAAACCGCAGGGTAAAAAAAGAAATAACAATGGACAACCTAACAGATCTTAATTAAGATCTGGTAGAATGTTGTATGAGTTAAAATTGCGGGTCACGAAAGCGTGGCTTGGGGATATCCGTAGAGGCCAAGATAAAATCCGTAAGTTCCAAAGGGGACATACGGAGGATATTCTTGCCTTTGATTTACCCAGACTACAATGGACCCTACAAGAAGCATGCGAAGCCCTTCACCTGCACCATATAGATATCAAGACGATACGTATGGAAGAGGGCTTGAAGTCACCGTGTCTGATTAGTTACAGACGCAGGTATACACATCGTAAGAAACAACAAGAGGAGTTTTTCGAAGCTATACGGGAAGGGACGGTGCTCACCATGCAGGTGTTGGTAACACAGCCCCTCCCGAATTCAACCTCGCACGGTAAACCCCCAACACTAAAAGAGTTGGAGCAGATCTTTTCATTTGTAGGCTCAATGCTGGGCCTCAGTCCGTGGGGTGGTCATTTTGGCTACGGACGATTTGATATAATCCATCTCAATGAAATATGAGAGTACATCTCATCTGGGATGACGGCGCATTGACTATAGCTCCTCTCACGAGGGCGATAAAGGAAGCGCTGACATACACAGAGAAAAGCTTTGGTGCTCCCGATCCTACTAGACCTTGGGAAAGAAGAACAATCTATCGTAAGGTGCATTTATATAAGGATGTCGGGAGGGATAATGCTGGACACCAAGCGGTCCAGACATTTCAAGGATTGTGGCAACACGTAAAAGAAGCCAGCGAAGCAGCTGGTGATACGGTGGAGCTACACGATAAACGTCTGCCCTTTCCAGAACCCAAATTGGGTAACATGGGAGGATTCAGATTTAACCAGAAACAATTACTCACATCAGCACTGGCAAAAGATTGCAGTGGATTGGTGGGAGCTCCTACGCGATATGGTAAATGTGTTCATGAGAACACTGATATACTTATGGGAGATGGTATAACTAGAAAGGAAGCTAAGGATATAGTTATAGGTGATTATGTTATGGGTTCTGACTCACTACCTAAGCGAGTTGAAAACGTAACTCAAGGTACTGATGAAATGTACCGCATAACACCTAAAAAAGGAGAATCTTGGATATGTACCCAAGATCATATATTGGTATTGCAATGCAATTGTAGTGGTCAATACTCAGGAATAAATAAAGGAGATAAAATACATGTGAGATTAGATGAGTATCTCACATGGCCTAAAAGTAAAAAACACATATTCAAGCAGGTTCAAGCAAAGTTGGATAAACTATCGGGGCGGGATGTCCCTTTTGATCCTTATATACTTGGATCTTTTATTGGTGATGGGCACACAAGCGGTCCGTATATAACCCTAGGTGTTGAGAAGAAAAAAGCAGTTGCGGATTATGTGAAGAGTTGGGCAGAGGACTATTCTGAGACTATAAATAAAAACACGTATCTTATTCGTATTAAATCGAATTATGAATTCTCTAGATACTGGGAGTCAGTAATAGCTAATAGTAGAACTATACCAAAAGAGTACTTAGCTAATAGCGTAGACATAAGGATGCAATTATTGGCTGGATTACTTGATACAGACGGTTCTGTTAACAATGGTAAATCTTTAGAGTTTACTACAAAGTATGAAGGACTACGTGACTCTTTTCTTCATCTTTGTAGGTCTCTTGGATTCAGGTGCAATTATACTTCCAAATGGGTACAATTGGATGACTGGGAAGAACCTAGAGAATACTTTAGATTCCAGATATCTGGAAACATAGACGAAATACCATTTAAGACTCCAAGATTCACAGAAGAAATAAGTATGAGTCCCCGACATAAAAGAGGGAACCCATTAACTACTGGATTTAAGGTAGAGCATTTAGGTGTGGATAAGTATTGTGGTATGCAAATAGAAGGAGATACTCAAGAATTTGTTTTAGGTAACTTCACAATAACTCATAATACGTATCTCATGCTGAATACGCTCAAGGCGTATCCGGGAATACCATCTATCCTTACCGCACCCGGTACTGATCTAGTAAAGCAACTCTACAAGGATGTGAAAGAGCACATGCCGGGTAGGGATGTGAAATTGATAGGTGCAGGTTCTAGGGTGAAATACCAAGGGGATGATATAACTGTCGCAAGCATAGATAGCATGCATAAGTGTGAGCCAAGTAAGACACGGTTGATCCTGATCGATGAACCGCACATGGCTGTCACGAATTCCAGACTACCTATCCTGCACAGTTTCCACAAGGCTCGCAAGCTGGGCTTTGGTGCTACACTCAAGGAGCGCTACGATAACAGGGAACTAGTTATCAAGGGCCTGATGGGTCCTGTGCTAAGCGAGAGAACTTTTCCTGAGGCAGTAGCTGAAGGAGCGGTTGCTCCCTTACGCGTGTTCATGTTGAGAGTACCACTGGAGATACAGAACTGGGGTGATCATACCAATACCTACAAAGCGCTTCTTCATCAGAACGAGTGCATGGCTAGGTTGGTATCAGAGATCTCCTCAGGGATACTACCCGAGGACTGGCAGTCGATCATGTTCATTAAGAACGAGGATCAGGCTGAGTACTATAAGAAGTTCGTAGGCGAGCAGGGTACGATAGTCATGGCAAAGCGCATGACTGCTAAAGAGCGTGATGCAACTACGGAGCGTATGAAGCAGGCGGATATCAAGAGATGTCTGGCCACCGAGATATACTCCACAGGTATTACCTTCAACCACGTACGCGCAGTATTCAATCTGTGTGGAGGTGGACCATACGCTAGCACCATCCAGAAGCCCGGTAGAGTTGTTGAAGTACGGCCGAATAAGAAATGCGGTGTACTGTTTGACTTCCTATTCGTACCTGATGGAGGAGCAGGAAGAGACGGGCGAGGTGGTGTATGGAGTATGATCCGAGAGAGTAACCAGCGCAAGAATTGCTACGAGGAGAAGGGCTATGATATAACCATAGTAGACACCCTAAGTGAGCTTGAGGACCGGTTTAGGGTCCATTGCGTGTAATAGGTTAAATGTCCGTGTTACATACTTTTGATGAAGGAGACGTTAACGCCCGAGTCAGAGGTAGTACCGCCGCCACTTCCTGTACGACAGGAAAAAGAGGAGGATGTACCTGAAAATTGGAGCTTCTTAACTGCAGCCAAACCAGAACTCTCAGAGTGCCCTGAGACGGAGGAAGAGGAGGTAGCTGAAGAAGTGCCTGAAGAGGAAGACCCTGAGGACTTAAGCCCTGAGGAGTCGTATGATGCTCTCATAGAAATGGGATGGTCACCCGAGCAAATTCAGTACATGCTCCAGATCCAGACGAAGCAACTCACACAAGCTGAGTTGTTTAGACGTAAGGAGTTGGAGTATTCGTATACTGAACAGCGCACGGCAGATGACGATCTTCGTGAAAGTGAAGAGCGATTCATGCGCGTCTTCGGGTTTTACCCAGAAGCAGATTAACCAATGAGAGGGGTGGCGTGGCACTTAAATACCGCCACCTTTCTTATAGCTATTAAAAAGTCCTCCCTAGTAAGGAGGCAGGTAACTCTGTTACTGTGAAGTTTTTTATCTATTAGATGGAGAAGACAAGTATAGACACAAAGACGCGTGATGCCTTGGCTAGAGAGATCAAGAAAGCATACACGGAAAGGAAGTCAGCTCTACTGGGCAGGAAATGGAAACCCAGTTCCCGACATCAATCATTCAAGCTGTGGCAACAAGCTGCCAATCAAGCAATACAACTAAATGCCCCGGCTGAAACATATGTGTTCGCCGCGTTTACATATTGCACGATGACAACTGGCCCATTCCCAAACATGTTGGGAGGACAGGCTGCAGCGTATTGGTGGAGAGAGTATGTACGGAGTAATCCGGGATACAGGGAAGAGGCTGAGTACTATAAGAAGATTGGTCTCCCTGAGGACTGCTGGCATAGAGGACCAGCGATAAGGGAGATTATGGAGGACCTAAAGTTTGCGAGGCAGGTGCTGTATGAGCGAACAGGGGAAAAGGACTGGCCCCCGATAGGACCTGAAAGTTTGGAAGTCTTGCGGACATACACTGTTATGTTCCGACCGCACGTGCGACTCATATTGGGATATCCAGATGAGACGATGCGTAAGTTTTTCGGGCAGGAAATGCTTGAGAATTTCGAGAAGCGGCCGGATGTTTTCCGCGCGATGGAAAGACTGGGTTTTGATATGATTGAAATAATGGCATGGCTGAGGCAGGAGTAGAAAATAAGATTGAGACATACATCAAGCAGCAGCCCGAATGGTTCGAGAATATAATTCTCGGCTGCGCCATAAAGGATGCGGATTTCTACCGCAAGATCCAGCCCATCCTCTGCAAGGACCTGAGTGGTAAGGGAGAGCAAGATGACTTCTCGCAACTGCTCAGGAATGCGGTCTACCGCGCAGTAGACATCTACAACAGCGCCCAACTGAATTACCCGGACAGACCTTTTGTACCCATCAATGAAGCAGTGATGCAGGTAATGCTCACAAACAAGTCACATGATGGTGAAGATATTCTCGCGGACGAAATCCCACAAGCACTCTACTTCTTTCGTCAGGCTCTAGAACTGGATGCCTTACGATGGAGACCTGTCGCTGATATGGGCTTCGTTCCTTGGATACAAGCACAAAAGACACAACAGGCCGTGAGGTCATCAGCTGCATTTGGTGGTTGGTGCCTGCATAGCTTGAAGTCATTACTGGAACAGGTGGATCAGAAGACTGCTGGGTTGTCTGGAGATAAGACTGAGCGCCATGCGTTTGGTCACTTCGTGGATAACGTGAAAGTGGATCTCAGCCCCGATGCAAGGGTGCTGGAGACAAATCTGAAAGGACTCAACGAGGCGTTGGGTGGAGGATTTGGTTTAGGTGAAAGTAACCTGATCATATCACCTTCCTCTGGAGGTAAGACAGTACTCGCATGCCAGCTCGCAGGAGATTGGATGTGTAAGGGCATTGACGGTATTCTGGTAACCACAGAGCAACCGCAAGAGGACCTCGAGCTCAGAATGATTTCGAACTTTGCACAGATACCATTCGATATGATTGTGCGTGGATTCGATCCTGAGAAACTGCCCGAGAATTACAAGTACCAGTACGATCGCTTCCGCAATAGTGTCAAGGGCATACTGGAGTTCGTTGACTGGACATCTCCGGGGCATGCTGTGTCGGAGCTGCGTGAAGAAGTAATACGCTTCAAGGACAAGTACAAGCGCGACCCCAAGTACATTATACTGGACTGGGTAGGTGGTGCTTTATCCGAGGGTCGTGGAGATCCGGGCGAGATAAGGTGGTTGTTCAAGGATGCCATGGATCAAGTGAGATACGTGGCGCAGGAATTCAACACGTCAGCAATTGCACTAGCGCAGGCTACACAGGCTACCAGCATCAATAAGAAGGTTCTGGATCACAGGAACATCGGTGAGGCCAAGAACATGATTGAGGGGATTACCTCCTTCGTGGGACTGACCGCTCTGTATGATGATCGTATGGACAATGCCGTTGAGGGTGATGATGTTATGTGGGCTGAGCAGCAGTACTTGTGTGTCAGTAAGGCACGTAAGGGTAAAGGCGGTAGACCGGGTGTACGGAGACGTTATGAGTACCAAAGATTAGAAAATTGGTAAAAAATCATTGACGGGGACGTTCACATAATTTAGGATACGCATCGTTATGAGCCAGAAGTTACAAAAAGAAAAGGGAGTGAGGGAAAAAAATCAAAAACCTCACTCCCTTTCAAAGGTACCTTCGCTACCGGCCGAATAGCATTAGTAAAAATGACAAAACCAATGCCTCAACAGGCAGCGGATTAAAACTATAATAATACTTAAAAATGGCAAACAAAATAACCAAAGAAGTTAAAATACTCCCAGCAACAGTTCGGGAAGAAGAATATCAAGCAATGGTCGGAGAAGCAACGCTCTGGGACAAGCATACTGAAGTGAGCATGTTTCCTGCGTTCCAAATCGCTAATGATCCTAACCTGACTTCTTCGGAAAGATTGATATTAATGTACATGTTAAGTGTTCCTTCAGGTTTCGTGGTGAACAAAGCATGCATCAAGAAATTGCTGGCAAATCAGCCGGGTGAACTGGCATCCAAAGACACAGTCACAAAGTGGATGACATCGCTCGAAAAGAAGGGCTATATCAAGCATGTGATATCCCGTGATAGCTACTGTAAGTGGTATTATGTGATCAGCCTGAAGCTCCCTAAAATAGAGGAGGACAGCCCAAAAGATGGGGGGTCTCCGAATAAGCCGCCACTTAATAAATTATTAATAAATAATTTATCTCCTAACTCTGAACCGGAGCCTATGGCTTCCGGGGAGAGTGATTATCCTGCGGATGGCTTTTCTTCTTTTTCTCCTCCCGCACCGCAGGTGCCTACAAGGATCTCTTGTGCTCAGGCTAGAGCTAGACACATAGCTCAAAAACTTGCGAACATGCATGGGGTAGTTCAGGAGTGCCCTTATGCTCCAAAGCTTGACCAGCGCAAAATACTTGGATGGAGAAGATCTCTCAACAGATCCCTATTCCCGGAGAAGCATGCAGAGAAGCACGCTAACTCGTATGAGGCAAAAACAGACCCACAGCCAATTACTCCCCCGGAGAAGACCAAGCTTGGAAAGCGCTACAGCAAGCCGTACAAGAATCCTGAGAAGGTGGATTACATGGCTGGTCAGTGCACAGCACGTAAGGCCATGAACTGGATCTCCTTTACCCCGGTAGGCAAGGAGATGCATGCGCTTCTCATGGAGATCTCCAACCAAGAGAGAATCACTCCAGAGCTCGCTAGAATGCTGCTGCGTAGGTGGCGTACAGGTGAGATCACGCTTGAGCATGCTCGTGAGATAAACTATTTCCTGAAGATCAAAGGGCGTGAAGATCTCAACCTGAGGTATGTGCTGCTCAATTCCCGGAAGATTCGTGAGAAGTTCACCAACGAAAAGCAGGTGGAGCGTGTGGATCTGTGCTGGAAGTGGAGACGGCATACCGATGGGGCGAAGTACTTCAACTTGCGTAAAGCGCTTGGTGTGACTGCTGCGTACCTTGAGGATCATGAGGCTAAGGGAGAACTTACGTTTGAGAATGTTATTGAGTACAGAGGTTGGGCTTCCAAACCCTTGTACACGATCATATCAATCCTGAATGCTACAGGCTACTCACATCTCACTAAGCAGTATTTCGCTACCCGGACTACTCATGAGTTGGAAGAGGAGATGGCTGAGAACAAGCATGTGGCGGTCTACATGTCCAAGATGGCCAAGGACTATCCAGAGTTCCACTTCTATGATGAAGCTGCGTTTGTGAAGGTGAAGGCTGACTTACGCCTGAGTATGGCTACTAAGCTCAAAGCACTGGGCGTAGACATCACACGTGCCGATCAGGTCATGAGGTATGCAGGACAAATCGGATGATATCTCAACCTCCGAGGGACTCGCGAGACAGGACATACCCAGACAGGTCATGCTGCTGGCTAATGCCCTCTCAAGAGTACACGGAGAAGTGGTCATCCGTCGTGAGGGTCATGGACTACACCTGTACATGGCTAGTCCTGAAGCCCTCGAGCAAGATGGTCTGAAAGAACTACAGAGTAAGCATTTGACGGTGAACGCTGATAGGTATCTGGGACTGGGTCAATGGACCAACCGGGTGGGGACCTACAACAAGGAACTCTCCGCGGTATGCCACAAGTACGGTACCAAGTACACTGTGGAGCAGCTTAAGAGTTTACCCCCTTTGGAGAAGAGAGGGATTAAGAATGTGAAGAGAACTGTGTTCAACAGCGCAGTAGACAGGGAGAAGTATTTGGTAGATGACGGGAAGGGGAATATGATCCCCAACCATCCCGGACACACTCTACCCATTAATGAATTACCTGATGATCACCCAGCTGTGGAGTATCTCCTGAACAGGGGCTACGATCCTGAAGCACTGTATCGTCAGTTTAGATGTGCATTCTGCCACATGGAGACTCCTGAGAACCCAGACATCAAACTGTACTATCGGAGACTACCGGGCGGATTTAAAGACACTCCCCAAGGGAGGCTAATCTTCTATATCGATGTGAAAGGTATACAGGAAGGTTGGCAGGCACGTATCCTTGATAAGATAGAAGGAGATCAAAAATTTCATTGGCACCCGTATCAGAATAGATGGGAGTTGACGCACGTTCGCGTGAATGGTATATGGACTTTGCGTCCGGATTACAAGAAAGAACCTTATGCGTGGAAACCATCGAAGTATAGGACGGGCAATGGAACAGAAAGAAGTAGAGTAGTACTAGGCTATGATGCCGCAGTAGAATGGAGTAATAAATCAAGTGGGACACCGTGGGCATGCCTGATGGAGGGTCCTCTAGATGCAGGAAGAATGGGACCTCCGGGTCTAGCGTTTCTAGGTAAGTATTTGAATGAAGAGCAAGGTAAGTTGATAGCAAGGAAGTTTAGGAAAGTATTATTTATAGCTGATGCCGATGCGTCGGGAAGAGAATCAAAGAAGTCTATATACAGGGCTTTGGCGGATAAAGTAGAACTGGTTGAGGTACCCTTACCACCAGAGTATAAAGACGTAGGTGAAATGTCTGATACGACCACCGCGTGGCGACTAATAGCAAAATATATATAAACAATGAGTAACATGTGTAAAGCCAGTATACAATTGGACTGGCCCTCCTTGTCAGAAGAAGCGTACAAAAAATTAAAAGAGAAGATTACTAAAGAATGGGCAGAAGTATATGATAAGATTGCGACCATATACTTCCCAGATTCTTTTTACGACATAAGAGTATATGCAGACAATTATCAGGCTTGTGAGTATACGTGCCGTGCGTTATTGGATTTGTGTAAGTCCATGTCGCTGGAGTACTTTGAGTGCGATATATACGAGTATGTAGCTAGTGTTAATTGGGATTCACCATTGCTCCCCGGAGCACAAGAAGCCCTACAGGAAAAGATTGTAGCTGATCCAGATATTCTAGATAAGCTTGCAGTATCACTTAAAGAACCATTAGAAGATAAAATGATTAGAGAAGATATGGCACAGCTCGCATGTGAGCATTATGATTGGACAGATTTAAGAGACGACGATGAGTCGGAAGCAAACTTCTTCAACCATGTTAGTGAGAAATTTGAATTCGTAGCAGAAACTTGGTATGAGTTGGCGAAGAAAGATGGTATTGAACCGTTCATAGGTTATAGGTACTTCGAATGCCCCGGTTGCTGCTATGAGTGGAAACAGGCGAGTAGAGACTGTCTGAGCCCCAGTGGGGAGAACTGTCCTAAGTGTAATGAAGAGTGGATTCACCCCTACACTGGGGAGTGGGACGACAGGGTACCTCACGATGAGTGGGGTAACCTAACAGGGGATCAAGGTCCTGAACCAATAGACGATGTACAAGAAGAATTACCGTAACGAAAAACCACCAGAAGCGCCCCAGCCCGATTATATCGGCACGCCACCTCAGGACATAAAGAAGACGCAGAAGAAGCGCTCGGGTCAGGAGATGATTTTGTATGTGGCCGGTCAAGGGGCTCCAGACGCAGATGTGATGATCATATCATCCTCGTGTTTGGAGGAAGAAGGCAGGCAGTTTCAAGAGAGTATCACTGGTAAGAAGATCACTCAGGAAGCAGCGTATCTCAAAGGTCAGGCAGGGTCTGTGTTTAAGGACATAGCTCTGTCGGCCGGGATAGATGTGGAAGAGTGTTATTTCACAGCATGGTGTAAGTGGGTACTACCTAAGAGTAATGCCAGCAACCCTACCAAGGAACAGATGGCATGGGGTAGACCCTCCGCTCTCAAGGAGATCAAGAGGGTACACCCGAAGGTGATCATATGCCTAGGTAAGAAAGTGTTCGATGAGATTGTTGATATCAAGATCAACATGAAGGACGCAAGGGGAGGATGGTTCCTCCACAAGGAGACTGGGGCACGTGTGTATCTCATGGAACCCATCACATTCCCGGTATTCAAACCTGAGTACATTGAGAAGTTCCGAGTGGACTTTCGCGAGATCAATAACATGCGATTAGGATTGCAGGGTATGGAAATACCCAAACATCCACAAGACTATGTAACCATCACCAACATTGCAGAGCTCAAGGAGCTAGTGCAGATGTGGAAGGAGGAACAACACATAGTGTTCTCTGTTGACTGTGAGTGGCACGGTGGAGATCATGTGGATGGGCAATTGAGATCAATCCAGTTTTGCTGGTCTGCGGGTAAAGCATGCTACATAAGGTTCATGGATGATGAGCTTAACTACGTGTTTGATGTGCCCTACGCTGATGTGGGGGAGGTACTGGGTAGTTATCTGAATGAGCCACAGGTGAAATATATAGGGCATCACTTCGCTGCTGATGCGCCGTGGATGTATACGTGGTTAGGTCTAGAGTATTTTGATAAGTGTGTATTCGATAGTGAATTTGCGCAGCAGACAGCCGATGAGTATTCCGAGTTAGGATTAGAGAGAGGCATAGCAATGCGCTACACAGATCTAGGAAGGTATGATTTAGACCTGACATTGTGGAAGAAGAAGAGTAAGGGCGCGACAAAGAATGGATATGGTTTCGTACCAGATGACATCCTGATACCATATGCGTGTCGAGATGTGGATGCAGTGATGAGAGCCTATCCGCAGATAATTAAGAAGTTAAATCAGCAGGGATTACTACCGTACTACTACAACATGTTCCACCCGTTCGTTACAAACATCTTCGTAACATTTGCGATACTGGGACTACCGATAGATATAGAGCGGCTGGATGAACTAAGAAAACTATACTCGTACGCGAGAGACAGACTGGAGATACAGCTCAAGAAAGCGATGGCTAAAGAAGCCGAAGCTCTACTATACAAGCAGGTATTCAGCATAGCATACGAGTCGAAGAATGTACCAGTAAACGATGTAGCAGACGTAGTAAGTGAAGTAGTAACATTATCTCAGACAGACAAAGCGGATGAAGCATGGGCTGTACTTAAGAAATTTGTGACCGTGGGATACGTGAAGCAGGTGAAGCAACACTTCGAGCATTTCCTAGATTCCACGGACTTCAATATACGTAGCTCACCAAAGATGCGCAGATGGTTATACGATGTTAAAGGGTATACTCCAATTAAGAGTACTAGTAACAAAGAGAAAGGATTACCATCTACAGCTTGGTCGCGAGTACTAAGACTTCCCCCAGCAGCACAGAAAGAATACAACCCATCTACAGACATCCAGTCGCTAGAGATCTTATATGAAACTCATGGAGACATGATGTTGGGCCAGCTATTGAAGCTGAATGCTGTGGGTAATATAACTAAGCAGTTCCTCAAGGAACCTCTCACCGATGATACGGGGCAGGTAACCGAAGAGAGAGGGCTGCACGAATCACTATGCTCAGACGGTCGGGTTCACGGTCAGATGAGTACTACAGAAACAGGACGGCCAAGGAGTTGGAATCCCAACATCCTTAACTGGCCTTCCTATGTGAATGAGAAGATACAACAAGGTATCCAATCAGCTCTTGAAGATGCAAAAGAGCATGGCGAGTTGCCTGAAGAATTTGAGCGTTATATAGAGGAAAAACCTCCATCTATACGCTCGTGTGTTAAAGCACCAGATGGTTGGTGCTTTGTCGAATCAGATTATCAGACTGCTGAGATACGTGGACTAGCGTTCATTAGTGGTGACGAGAAGCTGATCAACATCATGACTCGACCTGACCAACAGTATGCAAAGCTGAAGGGTAAGGATGAGTATGTACGAGTATCCTATGACGATATCCTAGGCATACCCCCCGGTATGTTTACAGAACATCTCCACACAGACGCGGACTTTGAATTGGATGATAACGGAGAGCGGATATCCCCTAAAGCGGATCTACACTGGTCGTTGGCAGAAATGGTAACCCATAAGCCACGCGAAGTGTTGAACGAGAAGGTGGAACGTAAAGGACTCGGTAAGGTAGGAAACTTCTCCACAGCATATGGAGCATCACCTACCACGCTCGAAAGAAAGATCGAGCAAGATACGGGGATCAAGCCCGAGGAGGGTACAGGTCAAGCAATCCTAGATGCGCTTCGTGCGCGTCAGCCAGTAGCCGTAGCATTCTTGGAAGACATGGAGAAAGTCCCTGATAGGGATGGTAAATACCGTGCTGCTTCCGGGAGGATTCGCCACTGTCCACTAGGTCAAACTAAGGGACGGGAAGCGAGAAGGATACTGGCCGCACTTGGCCGAGAACTCAGGAACTTTCCTATGCAGGAGTCGGTGGCAGCAACTGCCGCTAGAGCTGCAGATTGGTTACTGAGGTATTTCAGGGACAATAGTATGAAGGCTCGTCCCCTGATTATTTTGTATGACTCGGTGGTGACATTATGTCCCCTCGAGGAGGCCACACGCGTGGCTGAACTGCATCAAGAGTTTATGTGTGACAAGAACACATGGACCTATCACAAACGGGTAATGAACTACCCTATCGACACTGACTACAACAAACGGTGGTCAACCAAACCGAAAGGTGAGGAAGTTGTTGAACTTGCTGAGTTATTGGGTTAAGTAAGCGCTCGTCGTTTACGTACCAGAGACCATTGTCCTAGGTACATTCAGACAATAAACAACAGTAAGAAGTAAGAAACATAATAATATATGAGCAATATACCTATGGGTCCTCCGCGGCCCACATTCGAAAGACCAGATTCCGAACGCAGCTGGATGGATTATTTCCAAGATGGCGTTCATTCATTCACACCGTCAGCGAAGAAATCTTATGCTGGCAGAATCCTTCCGGGCTTTGACTGGGCCAACAATCCAGACCCAGCAGCACCGGCATTCAAGCAGAGCATCATCCCTTACCGGGACGCCTCGCAGTTGGATGAAAACAACCAAGCAGCATTTAACTCATTCTTCATTCGCGTACAGGCTTACGCGTTCTTTGGGAATGCGAGTGCTAAGTTCTTGTCCCCTCTCACGCGTAAGCAGATGGTGGGGAACTATGGAACTGAAGACTTCTGGGACCCAGTATTGGATGTTAGGCAAGTAGCCTCCCAGAGTACCGATCCAAACATTAAGAATCTCACTAAGAGGCCGAAGGATTCAAGGGAAGGCCCTGTCATTCCTTATCCCGGTTGGAAGTGCTTCTTTAACTTCTATGGACATGATACGTCCAGCACACAGGAGGTAAAGAATGCAGTACTGATCACCCCTAATAAGGGTGGTGAGGACCTGTGTGAGAAACTCAGTGAGTGGAGACCGGGGATTGAAAAGGTATTAGATCCTAACTGGCCAGACTATTTGTTTGGGGATATAACAGATCCTCAGACTGGTCTTTGGATTACTGCGTCCCAGATACCGGGTACACCGCAGAACTTTGGTGGCTTTACATTGGTTCCTAGTAGCCATAAGTCAGCCCAAGGTGCTGTACAGAAACCGGTAGGTCCTGATGTTATCAATGCTAGATACAACATATGGACAGAAGAGGCGCTAATGATCTATAGCTATCAGGATCTCGTGAACTTTATGTTAGAGGATGGAGCCATCCCATATGAGTTAATTGAGCAGGCGTGTTCCGGTAAGTGTACCGTACCGCCTAAGCCAACCTCGTATGCGAGTGCTTCTATGCCTACTGCAACTTCACCTGCCCAAACCCCTCCCGCAGCGCCCACACCTGCTGCGCCCCCCGCACCAGCCCCTGCACAGGCTGCACCTCCTGCTGCTCCCCCCGCAGCTCCAGAACCGCCAGAAGTAAAATACTGGGTTACGGATTTGGATACAGGAAGTGTGCTACCTGATATGTATGCTGCCTCCGCGGTTACTAGCTTCCTCGAATCTGGAAGGAACTTGAGTCTTATGACTGAAGATCAGTCCAGTGGATGGAAGACACCAGCGGAGTTGGGGCTAGGTGGAACTAACCCCCCTGCGGGACCCCCACCGCCTGCACAGGACACCAACGTACCAGCGCCAGCTACTACAGCGGCGTCAACACCAGCCGATGTGCTATCTCAAGGGACTGCACCCACAGACACGGATAATGCTCCTCTGTCTGATGAGGAGAGAGCACGGTTGAACGAGTTGAATGGTATAGGGACTGAGGCTATGACACCCGACCAAGTAGTCGAGTGGGCACAGCTAGGTTCCCGTGACAGTGTCAAAGCGTAAGTGGTTAACATCCGGCTGTGGCTCCGGGCCGGTATAATACCGGAGCCGTTTTTTACTATGTCTAAAAAGAAGAAAGTTAAACGTTATACGGATGAGGAGAAGAAAGAAATCCTAGCGTATGCAGAAGAGCACTCGCAGGCTGCTGCAGCTAAGAAGTTCGGTGCTTCCCCTATGACTATATCTAAATGGAAGAAGGGTCCGGTAACGAAGAAGAATGCCAAGAAGAAAACTACAACAAAGAAGACCGTCGCTAAGAAGCAGGCGGAAGACAAGACTAAAGATAGAATAGCAGCTATAGCAGCGCCTGATCTAGGATTTGATATCTTGGATTCGGATAGTGATGTGTTTGAGAACGCAGCCCAAGTATTGTCGTCAGTCGTCAGTCGCAGGAAGAACCAAACTATAGGATTCGCCACAGCTTCTGACATCAAGCGTAATGTACTATGGATACCTGAGTTCGAGATGCAACATGCTATGGGTGTAGTAGGTTTACCACATGGTAGCTTCCTCGAGATCATTGCCCCGGAGAGCGCGGGTAAGACTTCCCTAGCACTGACCATTGCTGGTTGGGCTATGGATCAGGGAGCACCAGCAGTCTACTGTGAGTGTGAAGGTAAACAAATGCCACCGCACCGCATGATTAGAATGATGAGTTCTGATCCCAAGAAGGCTGGGAAGATGTTAAGTAAACTACGTGTAGAGCGAATTGGTTCACTTGATCACCTAGATCAGTTTTTGATGGACTATGCAGATGTTATGCGCGGCAGGAAAGCCCTGAAGGACTATCCTATCAGCGTACCACATCACGTGCCTCTGGTTGTAATCGTAGACCCATGGTCACGCTTGATGAACCAAGCTGAAGCCGCACAGTTCTACGACTATGGCAAGAACATGGATAAGGATAAGAAGTTCCAGCAAACCAATACTGGTACAAACTTTGGTCATGCCAAATTTGCACAGGCTTGGTGCAGGCGCTTGGCTTACATGATGGAGAACGACAATATGATATTGATCTTATGCCAGCATCAGAGCGAGGACCTGAAGAAAGCTATGGAGCATTCCTTTGGACCAAAGATTATCCTACCTGAAGCTATCACCTGTCTGGAGAACAAGACTCACATTGGTGGTCGTGCTCCCCAGCAACTAGCAACCCAGCAATGGATTCTAGGACAGCGTAGTTTAGCCAAGTACAAGGACAAGACCAACTCGGGTAAGAACATAAACATGGCAATAGCCAAGAACTCGTTCGGACCTGAGAAGCGTAAGTTGTTCTTTGAGATAAGAAACGAACACCGCGGAGATGTTCCGGGTGTATACGTGGAACCCGGATTACATTTCGCCAAGAGCTTTTCAGACTGGTTCTGCAAAAGCAAATATCTAGGATCGAAAATTGAGACATCTGATGGTACTTACACGTGTAAGGATCTAGGCGTGCACGCGGTTCCCGCAGAAGAGTTCCATAAGGCTTTCCACCAGAACGATGAGATGAAAACTCTCATAGGACAGAAGCTTGATATCGAAGGGTACGTAGACACTGTCGAACGTATCAAGGAAGATATCGAGACAAGGGAGAAAGCACAGGAAGCTCAGGCAGAAATGCCAACCCAAGGAGATGCAGGTCCACCGAGACCTGATTTTGAAAATGTCGAAGAAGAAACCGTTCTTGCGGACTAATGACCATTACCTTATACAGGCTTTAGAGAAGCTGACAGGCGTGAGAATGAACGGTACCTTGAAGGAGTATCTAGAGTGCCTCGATGAGGTCGTAGAGCTCCCGCTCAGGGTGCCTTTCCAGTTCTCCCACATGATTGTGGTTTACGAGAGAGTCAATCTCATTCATGAGATATTTAATCCTAAACCCACTAGTTTTTTACTTGACGTATTAGCCGATGCACCGCGTGCTCCGTTCCTAATTTCGGACCCCGGATTCACCAGTGCAGACAGCTTATTTGTCGTAACCCAGACAGAAATTGAGGATTCTTTAGTCTCGGACTGGATGTCCAGTATGAGGCATGCTAAAGTGCTTTTGAACTAACACCCCAGATTTGGCGGACTCTTCGCCGCAGCACTTACCTCTTTCCAATATGTCTAACGAAAACAAAGAATATGATGCGCATTATGCGCACGGATGGGTAGAGGTGTTGTACAGGGATGATGGTCTGCCAGCACCAGTTACGATAGATGACTTATCCTCCGATCAGTATACGCAAGTCGGTTCTAACCTCCCGCTGTGCGAGTATTACTCGCCAGTAGATGTTTACCGACAGTTTGCAGAGGCCGGGGATACACTACATGGTGTACCCCGTTCTATTCGAGCTTATGATGCTGTAAATCTTTGCAGTGATGAGTTCGATAAAATTGTGACCTTGATCTTGATTCCCAAGGTGAGGTTACGGGACTTGGCCAAGCCGGGATCTAGCGTACAGGGACTAAAACATATGCCCCTGTTCATGCTGACTCGGCCGAGGATTTTCGAGTCCTTTTATTTGAGTAATTTAGAAAGATGATTCCTATAGGGGCGCACGCCTCATTAATTTATTTTGAACAAGCTTCGTTTGAGGATGACTTAGAACGCTTCCCCATAACTCCAGAGGAGACAGTCGTGACGGCACTAGTGCATATGAGACTGGAAGCAGTATTGAACGGTGAATGGAATATTCTAGACACCAAGCGGTATGATCCGATGCAGATGTTAAGTTCTGAGAATGCTAAGGACTTCATTGTCAACGCCGTAAGGGATGTTACGTCCCAAAATACGGTTAAGAATGATGCCTACAGTGTTTACTCGGTCCACCCGAAGAGCGTACTCCTACGCTTGTTCCGGTGGGGACTACTGAGAACATACACGTTGGATGAGATAACAAACACGTTTAACGAACTGGCTAAGAAGACAGTAGACCTATGTGAAGCCTTCCATTACCCGGCAACACTGACCTTTGAGCAAAGAAAGAACTTCAACACGAAGTTCGTAGCTGATTGGTTAGGTGCGCCTAATTTGGAAACTGGGCATGTGCTACCCAGCTTAGCCCGTACACTTGCTTAATGGATACTCAGGATATTGTAGATCGCTGGCCATCACGCCCTGCCGAGCCAGACTGGGCTCTAGTCCGTAAGGGGCTGGGGAACATGTCAGAGGTGCTCAGGCAGATGGGCTATGAAGGTTTACGAGATGGACAAGAACCTGTCATTACGAGTATTTTGGCACAGATGGATACCCTGTGTATCCTGCCAACAGGAACAGGTAAGACTGCATGTTTCGTCATCCCAGCCATGTGCTTGGGGTGGCGGACCATAGTCTTCAGCCCTCTAGTAGCGCTCATCAGAGATCAGGTAAGAAGCCTGCATGCTGTGGGTATAGAGGCCGCTGCTATGTCTGGAATGCAGACGCAGGGAGAGAATGAGGATGCTGCACGCCGCTGGGCAGAAGGCGAACTCAGCTTCCTGTATGTAGCGCCTGAGCGATTACACAATGATTCTTTCAAGCAAGCCATGAGTCTGGTACCCCCAGACTTCGTGGTGTTGGATGAAGCACATACCCTCAGCCAGTGGAGCGATAACTTTCGCTCGGCTTACTGTAAGGTGGGTGACTTCATTCGCGAGCATAACCCCAAGGTCGTGGCAGCGTTCACGGCTACCTGTCCGCAAGAGGTTGAGACTGATGTGCGGAGAGTGCTGGGGCTAGCGCATGGGAAGAAGATAATCAACTACCCAAGAAGAACTAACCTACATCTCAAGAGCGCGGAACTCGCCAGTGATTACATGATTTGTGATACAGCGCGAGAGATCCCGGGAAGTACCATCGTCTATTGTTGTACGATCAGGAAGGTCGAAGAGACGGCTGAGATGCTAAACAAGAATCTGCGGGAGGATGTACTTATCTTCCACAGCGAGTTAACAGATGGAACAAAGCGTACAAATCAAGACATGTTTATGCAAGGCTACACCCGTGTTATGGTCGCAACAAATGCGTTCGGCATGGGGGTGGACAAGCCTGACATACGTGGAGTCATCCACCGTGACATTCCCGGCACCGTCGAAGCCCTTGCCCAAGAAACCGGTCGCGCTGGTCGTGACGGTAAAGATTCGACGTGCATGACGTACTACTCCAAGGATAGCTACGACACTCAGCTTTATTTCTTGAGAACTGGGCACCCCCCTAAGTCTGACTACGAGAAGGCATTCAATGCGTTGCGTAGGTTAACAGATGCCAGTGGGATATGCCGGGTGACAGGAGACAAGCTGGCCTCGGAAGCAAACATATCCAAGGAGGGTATCTATGCTGTCTTCCAGCAACTGCAGGGAGCTAATGTAATTGAGCGTGAGCGTATGACTGAGAAGATTGCTCAGGTGCGTGAGACTGATATTATGGTTCCCGAGGATAATGAGCGCTTCTATGATTGGATGCAGCTCGTGAATGAGATCGGTATCCCGAATGATAAAGGGTTTATCGAATTCGACATGAATGAGTTTGCTGAATCTGTGGGGAGAGGTTATCCCACAGTCAGGAAGTGGTTCAAGCAGTGGGCCAAGGACGATAAGTTCGTCAGATTCGTGGACCCGTATGTGGGATCTGAGACAAGAATCGTGGGTGATATCTCGCAGGTGGACTTTGATCGCTTAGAGCAGAAACGTGAGGATGCGTATCAGAAGCTCGAGGATGTGGTCAAATATGTTAACTTGCCTGATGATGAAAAGCATGCGTATATAGAGGATTACTTTGAAGTGCATGTGTAATGGATAAAGAGGAGCGTCAGGAAATACTAGCGCGATGGAAACAGGATAACCCTGAACCAACAACCGCGGATCTGATCAGTTTGCTTCAGCAGATTGGTCGGCCTCCGAATGTTGTGCCTGAGGACTTCGACCCCACACGTATCCGCTGTGCTTGTAATAAGAATGTTACATGCGACAACGCTAAGTTAGTGGATACCGGACACCTACACGCAGTAGAGCCAGTCTGCCCTCCATGTCGTAGTGATTACAACGGGATGGCGAGGCTGGTATGCGTGCCGTGTGCAGCTGTTATAGGATGGATAACACCTCAGACTGATCCAAATGGATTTAAGATTGAGGCCGACAAATTCTATCATATCCCCGGATGTCCTGTCTGTACCCCAGATTTGGAAAGAACGGATATCATTGAAATGATGGTTTACTATGATAGTTTAGGAATCCCGTACGAAAAGCAAATGTTTAAAGAAGATGAGTGAAACAACACTAGATAATAAGATGAGCGATACCCCAACAATACCCGAAGTCGGATTACGTAAAGTAAAACGCGTAGGACTGAAGAAAGTCTATGCGGTCCGAATACAACCCCCTGATTTTCAGATGGATGAGCAAGGTGGCGATGACCACAAATACCTGTTCTATTACACCTCGAGAAATTACAAGTCGAAGCGAGCGGAGTGCACTAAGCACATCTGGCGTAGAGCTGAAGGTCGCTCAGGTCCCGGTGTGGTTAGAGATGGCTTTGATGCTATCTCCAGCAGACATGATTTCCTGCTTCACGTGAAGCCGGGAGAGAAGGATAGTCCGGATACTGTTGTAGGCGTGGATGTTCTTCCAGCCACGACATATACTGCCAAGACTAATGCACCTCTACAGGTGCAGGAGTGCGATCACATCGAATTGGCTATCAATGTTTCTACGGGTGAGATCGAATTCATGGAAGTACCCATTGGCGTGTCCAAACAGCAGATCCAACAGCTTATTACTGAGATTGATAAGAAGGAACTGATTCAGGCAGGTGATGTACTGGGGGGTGTCTTCAATGTATATGAATTGCAGGGTAACAGGCTGAAAGTAGCTCCACCAGCGCGTGGAGCAAGCACTTCTACGCCCGGACAGGTCTGATTTTAGTATCGGTAACCACTAGGCAGTATGTGTTAAATATTTCTGTGAAGGAAATACTAATTCTCCTTGCGGGGATTGTCGTCGTGCGGATGGCAATCCCCGTTTTCATGTTCTGTGCGAGCTTCTTAAACTGGCTCGCACCCGTATTGCCTTGGATAGTGATAAGCTTATGCTTCGCACTGTGCTGGCGTAGGATGTGAACACGTGAACTAAATAGATAAAAAAAATGACCGAATTAGACAAACTAAATCAACTCGAACTGCAGCCTTATTCAAATACCACTTCCTGTGCTAAGCAGGAAGCTATTTATGCAGAATCGATTCCATTAAACTTAGCAAACACTGCCACTGTCGCGTCCCCAGACCCCGCACAGATGGCAGATCCAACACTCATGATTCGTTTCGAATTGATGTATGCATGGAAAACCGCAGGAGGCGCTGAAAAGACCGCCTTCCTCGCACCGGGTCAATCCGTTCCCATGTTCCGAAGAAAAGGAAATAAGTGGGAACAAATACTCAGGCATGTTGAACTGAGAGCGTATGGTGTGCCCTTTTTCAAGGGGCGTGCTTGGCTCACAGGGCAGACGAAGCCGCGGTATAACGAGCTCGAGGAGTTCGCCCATCAACCAACCGGACCGGACACGCAAGTGGCCACACCGGGAGGATTGCTAAGGCTGAGTTCGTATCCGGAAATTCCGGGTTTACTCCCAATGAAGACCGCCGTCTCCATTGGCGGTCGGCAGCTGTCTAGAGCCCCGTTTCAACTCGGGGATTTCATTAAGCTGTTTGGTGATCATCCACTGGTCCCTCTGGACGCTGAGCAACAGTACCCGTTCCGATTCGTTGGAGCGGACCTTACGCAAAGCGATCCGGAAACGGAAGATGGAACATCTAGCTTGCTGGATGGAACACTGGAACTCGACCAATCAACCACTAACCCAATAACAGGGGAGTGGATAGGTGGGTTGAAATCGCTGGATCTCCCAGTGTCATTCTGTTATGCGGAGGAATTCTTCACAGAGTTCTCTGCACGTAAGTATGACGAAGGAGTAAGAGATCACCTCAAGGACGAGGACTGGGTATACCTACAACACACGATGGCCCCATACATGGCTACAGAAGTGGAAGAGTGCATACACAACCTCGATCATTCAGCACCGATAACTCGGGAAGAATTACCCCATGCGGCGTTCCTCGCTCCATGGTCATTCACACCCAAGAAGAAGGAAGCCGAGAATAATAAAATTCCAGACTACTGGAGCCTCAATCCGTACGCGTACGACAAAGCTCGTAAGCTGAAGGATGGGAGTTACAATCCCGTAGGTGCTTAACAAACATAAACAAAAGAAAGGATTTAAACATCAGCCGGTCCCAAACACCCGGCTTTTGTTTTTATCTATTCGTTGTCAGAGCTACCAGATATCGGTTATAATGAACCAATGCAAATCCGTCCAGAAGACATCGAGATGCCTAAAGGTGTGGAGCTGAGAGATTTTGGTGATTTCAAATCCGCCCGTCAGGATCTGTACGACAGAACTAAGAATGCGCTTGTAGAATCCTACCCCATGAAGTGGGGAGGGGTTCGCATGGAGATCGCTGACGTGGATTATGAGGGGCCTGAGGACTTTTCATACGAGGAGCAGAAGAAAGCTATCCTAGAGGATAGGTATTTATCACGCCGCCTCAGAGGTACGGTAAAGTTATATGACGACAAAACTAACAAGCTGCTGGACAAACAGCGCTTGTCTCTCATGCGTGTGCCCTACCTGAGTAACAGGGGGACATTCATCCATGGGGGTAATGAGTACACTTCCATCATGCAGTCTCGACTGCTACCGGGGGTATACACTCGTCGTCAGGAGAATGGAGCATTAGAAACTCAGTTTAACCTTCGCCAGTCCCGGTCAGCATTCCGTGTAGGATTCGAACCAGAGACCACACAGTATCGGCTGAAGATTGGACAGGCGAACATGCATATGTATTCGCTGCTCAAGGACTTGGGCGTAAGCGACGATGTGCTGAAGAAGAGATGGGGTGAAGATATCTTCGCTGCTAACTCTGCTAAATATGATGCTCGTGTATTTGAGAAAGCATATGAGCGCTTGGTCCCTGCGAAGCAACGCGACAAGGATGCTTCGCGGGAAGAGAAAGCACAACAGATTAAGGATGCTCTGGATGCTGCAGAGGTAAATACTGCAGTCATGCGTAAGAACCTACCGAACCGATTCGATATGATGAAGTCGGCCGAGTGGAACGCACGCTGGATAGGTAGGAAGATGATGATCGAGAAGGTCGCATCGAGAGCACACACCACACATTTCAAACCAGATCTCGAACCCGCCGATTGCTTTGACGCACTTATGGATCGTTGTATCCACAAGGTGGCTGGTGAGGAGTGGGACGAGATAGAACACAACGGTCCTGATAAGGACTTTAACCCCGACCTAAAACCAAATGAACTCAAAGAACAATACTCTAATATATACGGACGAATGGGAAGTAGGCTCGCCGGAATGGATAAATGGCCAGCTCACTGGATGCCGACAGGTAGTAACGAACTGGGTTGGTTGGATTGGTATTTTGGATATGCAGAAGGGAAAAGAAGTGATGACGACGATCGTCAAATTAAGCGATGGAAGTCATTCAAGTCTCGAAATCTTGCTCAGTTCCTTAGAAACCCAACACCTAGACGAGCCTTTTCCTTGAGGAACTGGGCTATAGACCCACTGCTTTATGTTGACGGCGAAGCACGGACTTTATTGCGTAACCAAATGGACGCCTATCGGACTGAGAAGCTCAACAAAGCAGCCAGCGTTGATGCCAACGCAGACACACTACGCACGCTTCTGGATGCTAAATCGCATTCAGACGCGGGGCGTTATGACCACAAGCATTTCCTCGTGCAAAGATCAATGATGGAACGCCCAGAGGAGTGGATCGTAGATTCACCGGGCGGCAAATTCCCCGGAGTTACGCACATACCTACCGGGTTCCAATTACATGTGCGAAATACAGTAATACCCCCAACAGTACAGATACAACAAACAGATGCGATATCGAAACCAGAAGTCACAGAGAATGTTACCCAAACTACAAAAGTCGCGGCGTTCGACAGTGGAGAACTCAAAACACTTGCACAATTCCTCAACAAAGAACACGCAGCAGGATTACCACTCAACGTCACCGGCCCAGAACTCGAGCAAACAATCCTCGAATTCATCGAAGAAGGTAGCGTAGGTGGTGGTGTGCTGGAGACAGCTCTGGCTGGAGCAGAACAATATCGTAATCAGTATCAGGACATGGCTCAACAGGGAGTCGTGCAGCCTGAGGCACCCAAGCAACCAAGCGTGTGGGAAGATGCTACTAAAAATGCAGGCTTCGTAGGCGACTTCCTGTCTAAGTTCAAGAAGAACGAGGTCCCTAAGGCAGACTTAGGAGACATTACTCCACACAAGGTAGATCCTAAAGTCACGGACAATAACTACCAAGGACATTATACATACCGGCAGTTCGCAGAGCCGTGGTACGGAGATCAACTGGATGGAGAACTAGCGAAAGCTCAGAAGTACCAACAAGCACAGAGAGCTGCAGAGCCCAAAGAGAACTGGCACTGGAGCGACAAGACAACACCTAACTTTGACTATACTAGGGTAGATGACCCTACACCTTTGTACAATAGTAAGGATCACCATGCAGCATACCTGCCTCGTGAAGATGAGATCAGGATGGACCTAGGTGTGAAGAACTACGGTACTATTCCCGGAGCTGCTGAACACTTCATACCTGACATGAATCAGGAGGGTGTAGCGTATCACGAGAAGAGACACAAGATGTATAAGAACCTAGATGATGACTCTCTAGGGCATAAGTCTAACTACCTGTTAGATAATAACGACATAGATATTACACACGAAGGCATGCCCGAGGCTACGACCGATGCTGGGCTTCTTTTCAACGAACAGACAGGCTGGGGTGCAGGAGCACAGGCAGCGCTGTTTAAGGGACGCGGGAGTAGAATCGAGGACCCTACAGAAGCATCTAGTTTCATAGACGATGGGACCTCCATGGACAAACAGGAGTTCCTGAACAAGTATAAACTACAGGATGTAGATGAGAAGCTAAACGATTTCTACAGAGGCATGGAGCACCTACGTGTACTGCGAGGGTCGTCCCCAGAGGACTACGAGCGATACAGAGACTTCATGGCCAATCAGTATCCCAGTCTAGTATCTACTGAGCCCGATCCTATGGTTGCTAAGATGGCATCCATAGAACCGATATATGTGGATGAGTCACTCATGCCTGATAAACAAGCTGCCTCATTTCAAGAGCTGTTTGATAAGCAGGCAGCAGAACTGGATATGCTACGTACGCGTATCCGGGAAGGAACTAAGGATGTGGCAGAGCCTAAGTCTGATGCGCAGGCTAAGAAAAAGAATACGGGAGGGTAATGTACAAGGAGGCATTTAGCGCTGGCGAGTTCATAGAACGCCACCAGTATCCCTTGGCTGTAGGAAGCGCCATGGGGATCTCCATGCTTATGCACTATCTCACGCGTAAGCGGTTAGAGAAGCAGATAGAAGAGTCCGAAAAGGTCACACCCGAGCAGGCTAAGAAGATCCTGACACGTATGGGATTACCATCGCACCTACCTATGGTGCCGTATGATAAGACCCGTAATGCATTCTATGCTGCGCCGAGATCAGCCAAGTTCTTATACAAGCGAGATCGTAGAGTCCGTAAAGCACTACGCGAGCACTTCGGAGAGAGGAGAGTAGCCAAGCATCTAGGAGCAGGACTGATTGGATACCATCCTGACTACCTGCGTGAGAATATCATAGCGCACGAGGCAGGACACGCTCACATACGCAACCGCCCATGGCATTCCCCTTCCCGGATAAACCAGAGTGTAGCTCGTCCCCTGAGTAACGCATTATCAATAGCATCTCCCATCGCTACCCTACTGGGAGCTGGTATTCTTGGAGGGATGACTTATCACAAGACAGGAAACCCTGTGTTGTCCGGATTAGCAGGAGCTGGAACAGGATTAGGGCTGGCAGCTATGATGAATGCGCCTACCCTGATCAATGAGAACCAAGCATCATGGCACGCTAAGAAATATCTGGATGCTACATCCAAGGATGATGAGCGCAAGGCTCAGGAGAAGGAGGCACTGAACACAGCTTACAAAACTTACTTGCTAGGATCGCTTGCTGTTCCTACATTATACGGTGCCGCAATAGGTGGGGTGGGTATCCCTTCCAAGCTAGGCAGGGCTTTACGATGAATCACGTAGAACAATTTAGAACATCACTGTTGGTGAAAGAAGCATCACCTCGCTGGGCCAAGATGATGGCTCAGGGTAAACTGAGTCCACAATCTATCCTTCGACTTAAAGACGGACTATCAGGAGGAACACGTCAGATCGGTAATAGAGCGTTGGGTTCCGGTGCTGAGGGTAAAATGATGCCGAGCTTCACACCGGGAATAGGAGATACTTCGACTAAGGTATTTTATGATCTCCCGCACGTGTCGGATAAGTTTGGTAAGATGATGACGGGTCCAAGAGGACGTCAGGAGAGGATGATCCCTAAGAGGATAACTGGTGGGGATACTGGCATACTCGATATGCTGGGAGGGGGAAACATTGATGATCGTGTTGCGATCATGAGACACTACCCAGATTTCTTCCCTAAGATATTTGGCCAGCACGCACGCGGCTTCCATACTGAGCGTTTAAAAGACATCCCTAGAATAGGTTCAAGCCTAGGACAGTTCACAGATGATACAGCCAACCTTGCGAAAGACCTGACACACTATAAGAACCTACTAGCCCCATACACCACGCCTCGTAGAACCATGGTAGATCGCCTATTCAGACGACCCGGCAAAGCTCCCGGCGTACCTGAGAACTGGAGAAGCGCACAGGATCATGTGAAGAACTTGGAAGTTGAGTTAGCTACGAGGCAAAAAATGAAGATGGATTATTTACGTGGACGACATGACTCAGACAAGTTACTGAATGCTATGGAGCGCCGAACTATGCATCAGACTGGTCATGTGGGTCAGGATTCTTATGGTCAGCCTATTTACCGTTTACGTCTGCCTAATGGACAACTTCGTGAAGTTCGGGATTTCAATATAGCGAATCACCAGCCACGTAATATTATGCAGACTCAACAAGGAAGAGCTGTGGTTAGCGATCCTGTTATTGAAATGAATGGGGCTAATGCTAGATTTCCGCAGAGACCTGCCCAACCCCTTCCGCAACGACCAGCTCCCAAGATATATGAGAGTCCGTTTCAGGCTATGAGTACTGTGCGATGAATCGAGAAGAGATAAATGAATTTTTAGATATGGTGAAGCCGGGGAATGTGAACCCGTCTATTGCCAAGCTCCGCTCTAAGGTGCCAGAGGTTCAGCCTCGTCAACCTAACAGCGTACAGGAGGAGGAATTTACACCAGTAGGATTGGATGGGCTCATGGCCGCAACCGAGAAACTACTGGCCGTGAACCGTGGTTTATCT